GCCAACCACGTTTGTACCTTCTCCGCCCATGTCACCGCTGGCCACTTTTGTGAAGGTTCCATCATTCACATCGACACTAATCCAACGGCTCACACCGTCCCTGACCAGTTCCGACAGGTTGCCGGTGGCAAGGTTGTTCTGTATCGGGCCCGGAAGTCTCGTTCTTCTCATGTCAACCCCTACGCCGCATCGATCAAATTGATGTAGCCGGTGGCGTTGACTTTGTTGGCAGTCGTGCTCGCTGCTGTGATCGCAATACCCGATCCGCCGTCGCCCTTGATTGTGATGCCAGGCAATGCCAAGACCGTCGATTCGGCTGGAACCTTGATCTTCATCTTGTCACCGTCCGCCGTACCACCGATGGCGATCGTTACAATCTCCTGTGATGTTGATATGTTGCTCAGGTAGAGGTAAACCTCGACCATGTCCGCCGCTGTTGTCGGTCCCGTGTGTACCGTTGTGAATGTTCCTGAGTCAGCAGCAAGCGCCAACGGTCGGCCGTTTGTGCTTCCGCTTAGAATGTTCCGAGAGATAGTTGCCATGATGTGCGCCCCTTATGCGAATACTTGCATGTGAAGAATTAAGTTCGAATCGTCAGCAGCAGAACCACCACCGCCGCCCGCGTAGGTTTTCAGGTCGGAAGCCGGGATCAATTTGGTTGTTCCGCCATCGTTCAAAATTAGGCCGTCAGAGTCTGCGATTGTGACCGAACCGCCGACGCTGGTGTCACCATCCAACAAATTCAATTCTGCCGTGGTGACCGTTGCGCCGTCGATAATCTCCAGTTCTGCTTCCGAGATAGACGCGCTACCGATGATGAACCCGGTTGCGGTTACTGTGCTGTTGAATGCTGCCGCTCCGGCTTCGCTCATATCCAGGGTCAGCGCCGTAACTCCGCTCCCATTGTCATCCCCGGCAAAAATCAGATCCTTGTCTTGGGTGCCGTTCTCGATCGTGATGTCTCCGCCGCTGCTGTGATCGATCTTTAGCTTTGTGCTTCCGTCTTTCTTGAGTCGCCACTTACCCTCGGCGCTGTCAAGCACGATGTCGCCATCGACATCCAGAGTCAGATCCGCCGCTGCTGCGTCGCCGTCAACCGTTGCGATCGTTGTGGCTCCATGGGTGCCCACAGAAATGGTGCACAGATCCCCTGTATCGGTGCTGTCGGTGATGGTGAGCGTTGATGCGTTTGCGTTAATCTGGTCTACTTGCAAAGCCGTCAACGTTCCAACGCTTGTTATGTCGCCTTGATGTTGCACAACGCTGGACGAAGAAATCCGGCCATCGGCAAACGTGCCGCTGGTCACTTTGCTTGTCGGCAGATCTGCTACATATGCGTTTGCAATTGCCGTACCTTGCCAAACACCCGTGGTAATCGTGCCGACGGTTGCAATGCTGCTGTGTCCGGTTGTAGGGCTCTTCGTGTCCAGCTGTGCGCTAATAGCCTTTGCGCTTGCTAACGTGTCATCGGAACCGCTCACAGACGATAGATCCGTATCAATTGAACTTACCGCCGTGCCCCCGTCAAAACTAAGGCCGCCCGATAAATCGATGTCACCTGCAACACTGAGCGTGTGATCGGGTGCATCGGTTCCAATGCCGACCATTGAATTGCTGACTACCAAATCATTATCACCGCCCGATCGAATGTGACATTTTGCAGCGGTAGAATTGGTGCGTCCGATTTTGACGCTATCTGCGCCATCGGTTCCAATCTTTATGTTTGCGGTTGCGCGTACATCCAAAGACCCAGCCGTGTAGATATGAGCTGTGGAAATAGCAGAAGGGGACAATTGAATATTGCCGTCCAATTCGAGAGCTTGTGTCGGTGTTTCTGTACCAATACCAACCATCGAATTTGTAACAACCAGATCCGCATCAGAGCCGCTCCTAATGTGTACTTTTGCGGCTGTTGTGTTTGTTCTTCCAATGCGCACACTGTCTGCATCATCAGTGCCGAGCTTCATGTTGTCTGTACATCTTACGTCTAACGATCCGGCCGTGTATACATGAGAGGTAGAAATTGCAGTGGGTTGAAAGTACAAATCGCCATCAACACCGATTGTACCTAATGGCGTTGCAGTGTTTACACCGAGCCGGTTGTTGGTTTCGTCTACTGTTACGGTGGTGCCGTCAACAGTAAGATCAGACGCAACAACGTCCTGGTTGCTTTGTAGAATAGAACTTGCAAAAAGTGTAAACGGCATTTTATCAGGCCTCGTAGATTATGACATGTGCAACGGTTGAAGCGGTATCAGAAGCGATCCAAATTGAATGTGTCTGTTTACTGCGCCCCAAACCATAGAAAAACGAACTGTCGCCCGGCACAGGGTATGCAATCACATCACCTGAAATTACGGCCCCGTCTGTGCCACCATTAAACACAATTTTACCGGTCACAGTTGCACCCTCAAATTGTATTTCTACTTTCTCTGCTTTGCCTGGAATTGAAAATTCCTGCATCGTGTTGGGCGTGCCCGAAAGCGTTACTTTCTTGTGGTTTGGCAGTTGTGCTGCGTCTGTATCAATTGCGGCCATGGTTCAAAACCTCCGTTTATTTTGTATCATAAAAACCGGCTATCGCGGGGCAGATCTTCCAACCACACCAAACGTAAGCCTACAATTTGATCTTCTGTAAACTCCACAGCCTGCACAACTGCAATTTGATCTGTGATGCGCAACCGATAGTCCGAGAAAACAATGTATGACCCTGCCTCCAACCATCCAAATTCAATCGGCGCCGTGTATTCTGTTGTTTTGATTGGAAAGCCATAGATGCGCGACCACCAAGACAGAACCGCATCAACGTCTGCGGACTGATAAAAACCAATGGCGTCCTGTTCTGGTTTGTCTCTGCGACCATACCGGGCAAAAGATGTGCGTGCATAGCTGTTTGAACTGGTCTTGCTACCGTCCAACGTTGCACGGCTAACCATTTGATCAGACAAACCGCTTTTGTTGTAGGCTATAGCAAAATTGTTGCGCGGCTCACCGTCCAAAAATTCTACCGTCACCGGGCTTGTGCGCTCCCATTGATCCCGCTCTGCGTCCACATTTGCAACTGTGTCGTTGGCAGTCATGTCTTTTTGCCAAACGATTGGGTACATTCCATCTGCGCCTTGTGTAATGCTGACAGGTGCAAACGGCAGCAGGTTTGCGCGCAACCATCGCCAAACCTCGACAGGTTCGGTGATTACTGCGTCCATTTTGTAACTGTTGATCAAATCGCCAGCCGTTCTTGTGCGGCCTCTGTCGATTTTCATCTGCGGTGCATAGTCGAGCAAATACTCTATAATTTCACCCATGCCCCGACGCGGTGCCGTTTGTTGATCGTTCAATACGCCACCACCTGCAGGAATAGATGCAACAAATTCTATGCCTTCCACGCCTGGATCGCCTGTGATGCCTGTGTCTGTCATCGCGCCAAACGTGGAAGGTGACCCATAAGGTGCAATGCTGACAAGTCGCCCTGCACCGTCCCTGTGTGTGTAGACGGTCGCAGTGTGCACAGAGCCCGGTGATTCTTTCTCGACAATGTTAACGACTGTGCCCGGTGTCATTTCATGGCCAGCAATCAAAAAGCCTTGGGTGCTTTCGTCTATTACAACCGGGTATGCGGGCACTGTGTAATTGTAAACGTCCAAACCAGAAACAGAACTTTTGATCTTGCCCGGTACACCAAACACCCACGGGTATGCGTATCCGCGTTGCCAGTTCAACGAACTTGGAAAAGTCGTTGCGTCAATCACTGCGTCTGCAGGTGGGATCATGCTGTCGCTTGTGTGCATGTTTGACCGCATCGAAAAACGGAACGGTTCGTAACTTTCTCCGTATTGTGGATCGCGCAGCTCTACTGCAGACAAAACGCGGCGCCTGTCGGCGTAGTTAGAGCCCTGCACCCATTGCGACAAAGATGCAGTTGCACGCGCAGGATCAAAACCACGCGCGACAAGCTCTGACACATCGACAGGCAACAAAGCGGATACCGATACCGATCGGTTTGACTCAGTTGTAGAAAACAAATCAACAGAATCTGTAAACGTCAAACTGTCCAAACCGCCCAAAAATTGGCCGCCACCATCACCGGGCACATTCAACGGCTCTGTGCTGATGCGAAAACGCCCAAACGTGCCAAAATCAATTTCGACCAGCAAAAAAATGCGGCTGCCTTGCAATTCATGCGGTGAAAACTGGACGACCGGCACCGGTTATACCTCTTCTTCAATTCTGATCGCAGTTGCTGTTACGGTTTCGCCTGCGTTGCTGCCGGTCCACTCATCACCGATCTGATTTTCGATTCTGTGTTCTGCGCTGACAATGCGGCCGTAAAGAAAGCGGTTGCGGTCTTTTATGGTGTATGCGTTGCCGTTACCTGTTGGCAGCTTTGGCAAGTAGACCACAGGCACCATAGAACCCTGCAAACGAGCCAACAAGCCTTGCACCAAAAACGGTGTATCGCCAACGCTTGCAACCTTAGCAGAACCGCCCGTGGTTAGAATGTAGTCTGGCGATGGGTTTGCATCTGCAAGCTGTGACACGTCGATCGGGTCTTGCCAGCTAAACTCGACAGAACGACGCACCGGTCCACGTTTGACAGCTCTGCGCTGACCACCTGTTGCGGTAAACAGCTCTGTATTTGTTGCCATGCCTCTGATGTGCCCATTGCTGTACTGATTGCCAAAAACAGCCACATGACCCCAAACCGCAACGCCAATTTCCCAATTGCCAGTCTCGGTTGTGTTTGTGTTGCTGCCTGTTACGCCTGGCACATCGACCGGAATAGTCAGCTTTAATTTTTGGTAGCCTTGCGTGTGCGATTCTGGCAAAACAACGCACAGATCTTTGGCCCAAATTTGCCCATCTCCCGTAGTTGGCTTGGATGATACATCACCGTCTACAATTAGAACAGGCGCACGTGCGCTGCCGGTTTCAAACACACCTTCAGAACTGCTTGCAATTTGCGTTAGATCTGGCGTTCCCGTGTTTTGAAAATTAAACGTGCAACCCGAAAGATCGTCAAATTGATAATAAGTATCTCCGGTTTGGTCACTGCTGGGTGCTGGACTGTATAGCGCAGTTATTGAATTGCCGCGCCTGTGGTATTTTACCTGCTTTGCTGCGTCGATCGTAGTAATAACACCCCATGTAGTGCCGTTGTAGCCGTACAAAACTGCATAACGGAAATTAACGTTGCCAAGATACAAAGCACGGGTGCCGCCAAGTGCAATGCTGGGGTCGTTTTCGTCAAGCGTCCAAATCAATTCCGTTGCAACAGATCTGCCGTTGGATGTCCATTTCTGGTTGGGGCTCGGTGATATTTCATAATGCAAAGCTTCAACCGGGTAGTCATGTCTTGGAGTATGCTCCCATTCATCACCTTTTACCGCTGGGCCGTCTTTGGCTGCAATTTGCAAACCGGCTTCCATGTAAATCTGCGATGTGGAATAAAAACGGCCGCCAACGTTTGCAGGCGATGCAAAGCCCAT